TGGTGGCGGTGGCGGCGCACCAGCCGTCCAGAAAGCTGCCCAGGGCGCTTTCTGGCCTGGTGGATTCAAGGCTTTTGCCAATGGTGGTATTGTGACCAAACCGACCTTAGGGCTTGTGGGTGAAGGCGGCCAGAGCGAATACATCATCCCGGAAAGCAAGGCTGCAGGATTCGCCGCTAACTATTTGATGGGCGCCCGTGGTGCGTCGGCAGTTCCTAGTTCAAATAACTCTGGCGGTCCGAGCGCGGCGAACGTGACGATTCAAACAGGACCAGTCATGCAGATGAACGGCGCCAACTACGTCACAACGCAGGATCTGAGCCGCGCTGTGCAGGCAGGCGTGCAACAAACGCTAAACCTGCTGCGCAATGACATCAGCGCTCGCAGCGGCCTGGGGCTGGCGTAATGGCCAATTACGACATCATGTGCTTCCTTGAATACTACGCGGACCGCAGCAGCGTGGTGGATCCGATCAGCGGCCTGCGCACACCGTCAAGGCAGTGGCAGAACTTCTATCAACCGCCGCAGGTGCTGAGCATCGACGCCGACGTAGGCGGCAGCTACAGCTACCTGGCGTTTGATGTGGACGGTTTTGGTTCGACTGCTGCTGCGAGCATCAACGATCTTTCGATCAACGCAGCCGCCACTGGCGATGTGGTTGACATCACTGATGCAGCGATCGGTGCTGATAATTTGATCATCGCGTCGCTTTACATTCAAGATGCAGGCGAGGACGCCTTCGATGGCACCAGCGCACAGCTTATCAGTCGGTACATCGGCAGCATTGAAGGCGCAAGCGTCACTGATACGGATGTGACATGGAAGATCAATCCAGCTATCAACAAGCTCAAATCTCAGATCCCAACCCGTAAGATCACGGCAGGGATGCTGATCAGGCAGCAGGGGCAATGAACGAGATTTTTGTTGCCACAGGCATCACAGCGACATGCGCCGATGGGTCTGTGCATGATGATGTGGTGATGAAAGTGATTGATGGTGTTGTGATTTATGAGACTGCTGACGGCAAGCATCTTTGCGGTGATTGCTGCGTCAAATCCATTGATGGCGCGACCTTTCTTGCGCCATTGTCCTATGTGACGCTGGCGATTGAGCAGTATCGCAAGCAGGAGGCATAATCATGGCAGGCTCAGGATTTGGTGTGCTTCCTTTTGGATGGAATGATCAATACAAGGTTCCCACGGCTAAACCTGAACCTGCAGCGCCTGTAGGCACCACATCAACACGCAATGATGCAGCGCCGCAAAAAAGCAAAAAGCCTCAGGCGGAGATCGGCAAACAACAAGTTGTGTCGCAGGCTGGCGACACCGTGCCGATCGTCTTTTGCAAGCGTAGTGGTGGCGTAGGTGGCACCTGGGTACAACCGCCGATGGTGAAGACAGGATCTATTGATTTTGTCGGTCAATTTTTGTATGCCATTAGTCAAGGGCAAATGGTGAGCAGCCCGAACAAACTTTACGCATGGGTGGGCACAAGTAACATTCGCTTTTTGGCGAACACCGGAAGCATCACGCTGACTCACTACTATTCGTCTGCTGCAACATTAGAGGCAACGCCCAATGCCTGCCCCATCACAAGCGGCACCCTTTTTTGCGATCTTAACTCCTATTCTTATTTGCAACCTGTTTGGACAACTTCAGGCTTTACAGATAGATACGCGGATTATTCAGAATACTATTCCGTTTTAAGTGTTATCACTAGGGGCGAAGGTGATACAAGCAATTCAATCATTACAATTCCAAACGCTAATGTTACTGTTTACGACAATGCAACTGGTAATGATGTTACGGCATCTTACTGGGCATACTTTGGCATTAATCCTGCGACAACATCAACGATAATTAATTCTGTTAGTCCAGGGGGTGTGATTACCGGCGGTCAAACTGTTGGCACAATCCTAAGGTTTCCGACAACTGGCTGGACAGCGCCTGATCCAAACTTTTTTACAAACCGTGGATCCACTGGTCCAATTACTGTTGTTATTGGTTCAGGCACTGTCAACGATCAAATCAATCCATTGAACCCTGCCAGCACTGGCACGCTCACTGGCATTCAATATGAAAACCAACTAAGCCTTTACTCTGATCCCGCATCACCGCCTGGCTCGGCTGACTACACCGACTTCGCAGACATCACCTTCCTGCAAATTACTGGCAACATCTACGATCCGCCTGACTCTGGTTCATATCCAACCACGACGCGGCAAATCTCGATCTTCTATGACGATGGCGCCACGGTTGATCTTTACAGCGGCGGCCTGGTGAGCGGCAGTTATGTCACAGGTGCCAGCAATCAGTTCGTCGATCTGGCAATGTATCTTTTTACGCTGATGAAACGTGCCAGCGGCGCATCGACGGATGCCTTGGCTGCGCCGATCGACGTGAGCAACTTGCAGAACCTAGCAGCCTTCTGCACAAACAATGGCACATTTTTCAATGGCATCATTGAGCAGTCGGTGAATGCAGTCAACTACATCTCAAGTACGGCGCCATACTTCTTGCTTTCGTTTGTCTCAAGCAATGGCCGCTATAGCTTGCAACCACTGCTGCCTGTAGATGGCAGCGATGATATTGACGTGACTGCACTGACGCCTGTATTGACTTTCACTGAAGATGAGATCCTGCCAGGCAGCTTTCAGAAGGAATACATCGACGCAGACGAGCGGCGCCCGGTCAATATCTCTCTGACTTGGCGCGAGGCTGACCCGTTGACGATCGGCATTCAGCGCACCACGACGGTGCGTTATCCCGGCACCGATAGCAACGCCCCGACGCAGCAGTTCGACATGACCGACTTCTGCACTTCAGCAGCTCATGCTGCCCTTTACGGCAAGTATGAATTAGCGCGGAGCAAGTTTTCGACCCATACAATCAGCTTCACTACACCCCTGCTGACAACCAGCCTGATCCCAACGCAGATCATTAAGGTGCAGCGGCAGCGCATCTCAAGCCGTGGCGACAACCGGCAAGAAATCGAGTGGTATCAGGTGACAGACGTGAAGCACAGCAGCGATGGCATCACAGGCATCAGCGCGGCACAGTTCCCGGTGGATGGCAGCGACATCGCCAAGATCAGCGATGAAGTGGTCAACGGCACTTTCGAGGTGATCTGATGGCCACCTTCCCCACCCTGACCCCAAATAGCCGGTCATTCACGCTTGGCAATACGCCGCAGCTTGAATACACAGGCCCTAGTGGTGCCAACGTTAGGTTTTTATTTGACGCTAAACGGGTGGGGCAAAAATTAACCTTGGGCTTCGAAAGTTTGACCGAATCAAACCTGTATCTAATCCAAAATCATTATGTTGCACAGGAAGGCAGCCTGCTTCCATTTGATCTGCCTGCTTCTGTTTGGTCTGGATATGATACCGTGCCAGCCCCAGCAGTTGACTACGATTGGCGTTATGCCAGTCCACCGCAGATCACACCGACAGCGCCAGGTCGATTTAGCCTAACCGTAGAGCTTCAGAGCGTAGTCAAATAATGGCAACATTCCCTGCCATCGCCCCTACGTCGAGGGTTTATACGCCTGGTGATGTGCCAAGGGCATTGCAGGAATCGCTTAGTGGCCTAGCGACTGGCTATCGACGTGGCAATAGAAGAATCGGCCAAACTTTAAGTCTGAACTTTGATTATTTGGCAGAAGCTCAAATGGTCCAGTTAAAGGATCATTACATCAACAGCAATGGAACGTTCAATATATTTTTCCTTTCTGCTGAGATCTGGGGGGATTTCAACACGCCGCCAGTGCCACTTCTAAGCGATTTTGCTTGGCGCTACACAAGTGAACCTGTTATTACGGATGCCTCTTACAATAGATACTCCATAGCGATTGAACTGCAAACAGTCCCGATCGACACGGGCGATTTGATTTTTGATGGTCTGACTGCTAGCCTGTTACCAGAGCGCGAATACATCCTTGAAGCTGGCGGCGCCGCTGCCAGCCCTGCGCGGGATTACATCATCAGCCCTACCGGAGCCGTATGAGCATCACGCTTTCAGCACTGCAGAAGCAGCGG